GGTCCTACTGGGACCCTGGCCGGTAGACGTCTTGGCTCGAGTAGCCTCTCGTCTCCCCCGTACCTTTTGGACCTGGGCGTTCGGGGTGCCCTCCTTACTCTTCAGTCCGCTTGCCTCCCTGGCATAGTGGCCAGTATAGGGGCTGTTTTCGGAATGTCAAGCAATTCGTGAAATTAATTCCTGATGGGAACCGTTCTCAACAACCCTTGACAGGTTTGACAGGGTCCCATGGTCGCCTGGTAAGGTTGGAACGAGAGAAAGGAGAACGTAATGATCACGATAGAACAAGCCCACAGCCTGGCGTCTGGGGCTCTGGCTTCCGTGTGCCCTGATGGCACGATCGAGCTTTCTGTGCTGTCTGGAGCCGCTACCAGGGAAGACCTGGACGACCCGGTGCAGATGCTCGGGGTGGAGCTGGTGTACGGACCGGGGACAGAATTCGAACTCACGATCAAGCGAATGATTGTAAACGGTGAATCCCTGGACGCGAACCTGTTCCTGGGCTGGCTGGGTGGTTACGTTATGTGCGCCACAGACACGATCGCCGCCCTGATGGCCGATGATGGAGAACAAGAGGTCGTGCCAGAAAACGTGGTGCGGCACTGATGGGAGCCACTATGTCCAATATCGGGTGGGGCCTCGAGCCCCTGTTCGAGAACATGCCGCCGGAGCTCACCCGCGAGAAGAGGTGGGTCGTGTGGCGTGCCAAGGTGATGGACGATGGCCGTGTGGCCAAACAGCCAGTGCAGCGCAACGGCAGCATGGCGGCGGTGAACAAGCCCCACACCTGGATGTCGTTCAAGGACGCTGCGCGTGCATATGAGGAGGGCGGCTTCTCGGGTGTCGGCTTCGTGATGACCGGGTTCCACAAGGACATCACCATCCTGGACTTCGACAAGTGCTACAGCGACGAGGAGGGTCCGGACGCGTGGGCCTGGGACATCGCCCAGCATGCGGGTTACGTTGAGGTCAGCCCCAGCGGGCGAGGCCTCCGGGCTGTCGTCATGTCAGATTGTGGCGCGTTCATTAATCATGAACGTGGCCTGGAAGTGTACACCCAGGAGTCAGGCCGGTTTGTGACCTTCACGGGCCAGGTGCTGGAGGGGTTCGAGACGGTTGGCCAGCACACCTCCAAGGGGCTGCTGGAGGCACTGGACAAGGTCCGCCCGGAGGTGGGTGAGTACACCGAGGAGCCGGTCCAGGACGATGACGAGGACATCGAGCGAATCTGCGTCGAGCTGTGCCAGCGTGACCCGGAGATGATCGGCTACAAGCCCTGGCTGGACCTGGGCATGGCGCTGCACCACCAGTTTGAGGGCGAGTACCGGGGGCTCGAGATCTGGCACAAGGCCAGTGCTGAGCTGCCCAACTATGAGGCCTCTGAGCTGGATGGTAAATGGCACGGATTCGGCAAGGGCGCCGGCCGCGAGATCACCCTGCGGACCATCTTCGACATGGCCAAGGCACAGGGCATCCGCATCAAGCCAACCAGCAAGCCGGCATCAGCTGAGGACTTCCCGGACCTGGACGATGACGAGGTCCTGGAGGGTTTCGAGTCTGTACCTGATGATCCTGAGCCTGCCGACGAGGCGTCGCACATCCCGACACTGTTGGACCTGGCACACACGCCACCACCCAAGCAGCTGATCGAGGACCTGATCGCGCGCGGCCAGACCAGCCAGGTGTCGGGCGAGCCTGGTGCTGGCAAGACCTTCTTTGCCATGGAGATGGCCTACGCCGTGGCCACCGGCCAGAAGGTTTTCGGCCACCGCGTGAAGCCCGCCCCGGTGCTGTACCTGGCGTACGAAGGCCTGAGCGCGATGGCCCAGCGTGTACGTGCCTGGCGTGCCCTGGGTCGCCAGCTGCCATCGAACTTTCACGTGCTACCTGGTAAAGGTCATGAGATCCCACCGCTGACGGATCCCCAGGCCTGGATGAATTGGCTGCTGCCGGTGTACATGGACCTGAAGCCTGGCCTGATCGTGGTCGACACCCTGGCCGCCGCAACCCCCGGCATGTCCACCTCTGACGAGGAAAGGGTGGGCGCCCTGGTGATGACGCTGCGCGGCCTGGTGGCCAAGACAAAGTGCCACATGATGCACATCCACCACCCACCCAAGGGCGGCGCCCTGACCGGCCAGAAGTCTCGTGGATCCGGCGTCATCGAAGGTGACCTGGACACCCAGTTCTGGGTCAGCAAGGGCGAGGGCTCAGCCAGGACTGTCGAGTGCAGCAAGCAGCGCTCCCTGGGATCCTTCGGCTGGCACAAGCAGTTCATCCTGAAGACGATCGCCACGGGCATGGAGACTGAGTTCGGACCCGAGTCTGCCCCTTACCTGGATGTGGACGTCAAAGCCGAGGACAGCTACGCAGCTGACCTGGTCGAGCTGGAACAGGCCATGCGTGACAAACTGATCGAGTGCGGGAACACGGATTTGAACCAGGGTCAGTACAATTCTGTGATGGGCGCCTGGGTTGCCGAGCACCACGGCGAGGAGTCTTTTGCCATGCAGAAGCATCACCGCAAACGTGCAAAACAACACCTGTTCAAGCACTTCGAGGTGGCGGAAAACGGGGCTCATCAGGTGGTGAAATTGGCCTTGAACGGGGAAAACGGGGAATAACGGAGAATTCCCCGTTTAAGTGATTGATTTATAACGTGATTCAGTGAACGGGGAACAAAACGGAGAACGAAACGGAGAATTGGGGGAGAATCCCCTTTAGGGGGTTCCCCCATTCATTCCCCCCCAAACGGGGAATGACGATTAGCCCTGGATGTGGAGATCGGGACCACGCAAACCTGGAAGACTGAAGAGGAGACGACGATGACGAAGAAACTGGAAGACATGACCAACGACGAAATCCTGGACGAGCTGACTGGCGAGCCAGACCTGGCAGAGACGAGCGAGGCGCAACCTGCTGCACAGAACGCCGAAGACCTGAAGCATGTCCTGGCTGCGCAACAGCGCCAGCCGCAGAACCTGGCCATGATGTTTGTGGCCCCGACGGTTCCCGAACTGGCCAGCCTGTTCATCGGGGGCGAGATCCCGGAGCCTGGTGATCGCCTGGTTCTGACCTGCACTGAACACGGGGTGACGCCTGAGGGGCAGCCGGCGGTCCAGGCCAAGTACCTGGTGAAGCGGCGCAGCTGGCTGTACCGCCTGTTTCACCAGCGCGAGGTGTAACCATGCAGACCTACGACGAGCTGGCGAAGGCCTATGACGCGCATCCTGACGAGGCGCTCGAGCAGGAGATCATGCTCAACCTGGCGATGTTGAGAACCCTGGCAGAGAACGAGCTGCCTGGCATGTACAGCAGCGACGGCCTGCTGACCGCGGCCTGTGTCCTGGCAGCGGGCAAGCAGCGGGTCACGGTGAAGCAACCTGACTTTCCGGTGATCCCATGATCACGGTGACCACACTCGACGGCAAGGTGGCCCTGGTGGACCTGCAGCACGCCTGGTGCGTGTTGCCCCGTGAATCCGGCGGATCTGACGTGTGTTTCAGCTTTGAGCACATCCTGGGGGTCCAGGAGACCCCTGAGGAGCTACAGGAGCTCCTGTACGAGGCGGAAGGCCTACTGGCAGTGTACCAGTGGCAGGATGACGACGAAGACGGCGCAGAGACGCTTACAGAGGGCGAGGACAATGGAGGGGTTGCTGTTACTGTTGGGCATGATACTGGTGATCATGGGCCTGCTGGCAGCCGCGATGCCCCCGCCATGGTCCGTGTATCTGGGGTGCCGTACAAGGTGCCAGTCGGAGACATCCGAAACCCGGAAGCCCTCGGACTGGAACCCGCTCCTGGGCCCGCCACCCGTGCCGCCTGCCCCTCCAGCGCTCACGCTTTCGAAGCCGAGGGACAAGGGCCTGGGCGCAACACCAGGGGAACGCCAGCGTACCCTGTTGACCCCGAAACCGTCATTATCGGAGACCACGATGACTGAACACAACCGACGCCACACTGACGAACAGCCAGGGGGCAGCACGCCCTCGCAGTACGGCATCCCCGAAGGCGCCACAGACCTGCAGGACCTGATCGAGCACAGGCAGATGAACTTTGCCCTGGGCAACATCTTCAAGGCCTGCTACCGCCGCGGCACATGCCCCCACAGTGACGACCTGCGGGACATGCGTAAGGTGCTGTGGTTCGCCCAGCGAGAGATCGATCGCCTGGAGGCCGAGGCCAGGGACCGAGCTGCCGCCAATGTGCAGTGGGAGCCGAAGGTCGAGCCGCTGGACCTGACAATGGCCGGGCCAGAACTGTACAACCCATGCGTGGAAAACCAACAGCTGGAGAGCGACTGATGGTTAAGACATGCCGCAACTGCAAGCACATCACCTCCACCATCAACGAGGAGCCATGCTGGTCCTGCACGGCGGGGTCACCCTACGAACGCCCACCCAGCAACTGGACACCGAAGCCTGGACGGACCTGGGTTCGGTACCAGTGGTCCAGGTTCAAGGCCTGGGTGATCCGCCTGCGGGACTGACCATGCACTGGCCAGCCTTCACCTTCCCACCCATCAACCTGTGGTCGGCGCCCCCGAGTCCGGAGGCGTTGGCCCTGAAACCACAACAAGAGGACACACATGGAACCAAGCATCCGCGCACAAGTCGTAACCCGGCGCACGTACAACCGACCCCTGGACGAGTCTGGGGACAAATTCGAGACCTGGTCCGATACCGTTGACCGCGTCATCCACCACCAGCGCTGGCTGTGGGAGCGGGCCAAGGGTGCACGCCTGACCAGCCACCAGAAGGACGAGCTGGAGGAGCTGCGCCAGCTGATGATCGAACGCAAGATCTCAGTATCCGGTCGCACCCTGTGGCTGGGTGGCACAGACGTCGCCAAGGAACGCGAGTCTTCACAGTTCAACTGCAGCTTCACCCACGTGGAGACCGTGTACGATGCGGTGGACGTGCTGTGGCTGCTGCTGCAAGGCACCGGCGTCGGCTTCCGCCCTATCGTGGGCCAGCTGACCGGCTTCGCCAAGCCGATCAAGGACGTCCAGGTCATCCGCTCCACCCGAGAGGGCAAGGGCGGCAACGAGCATAATGTCGAGACCTGGGATCCGGAGACCAAGACCTGGACCATCGCGATCGGTGACTCCGCGGAGGCCTGGGCCAAGTCGATCGGCAAGCTCCTGGCTGGCAAGTACCCGGCTGACAAGCTGATCATCGACCTGAGCCAGATACGCCCTGCAGGTGAGCGCCTCAAGGGATACGGCTGGATCTCCAGTGGTGACGAGCAGATCGCCAACGCCTACCCGGCCATAGCGGCCATCCTGTCCAAGCGAGCCGGCAGCCTGCTGACCCGCATCGACATCCTGGACGTTGTCAACTGGATGGGCACCATCCTGTCCTCCCGCCGCAGTGCCGAGATCGCGTTGCACGTGTACGGGGAAGAGGAGTGGCGCGAGTTCGCTGTTGCCAAGAAGGACTGGTGGGAGGGCAACCCGCAGCGGGCGATGTCCAACAACAGCCTGATGTTCTTCGACAAGCCAGAGCGTTCAGAGCTCGAGGAGATCTTCGACATGATGATGGACGCCGGCGGGTCAGAGCCAGGCTTCATCAACGCCGAGGCATCCCGCAAGCGTGCTCCCTGGCACAAGGGGACCAACCCGTGCGCTGAGATCCTGCTGGGCAACAAGACCTTCTGCAACCTCGTCGAGATCGACATTGGCAAGTTCCACGGGGACACCGCGGGCCTGCACCGCGCCGCGTACATTGCAGCACGAGCGAACTACCGCCAGACCTGCGTCAACCTCAAGGACGGCATCCTCCAGGAGGCCTGGCACCTGAACAACGACTTCCTGCGCCTGTGCGGTGTGGGGCTGACAGGTATCGCCCGACGCCCAGACATGGGTCCATACGACTACAAGGCCCTGGAGCGCGAGTCCACCCACGCCGCCTACAGCATGGCGGACGAGCTGGACATGCCACGCCCGAAGAACGTGACCACCATCAAGCCATCTGGCACCCTGTCCAAGGTGATGGACACCACAGAGGGCAAGCACAAGCCCCTGGGCCGGTACATCTTCAACAACGTCATGTTCAGCAAGCACGACCCCCTGGTGGCCAAGATGCGTGCCGCCGGCTATCGGGTGTTCGACCACCCAACCGACTCCAGCGGCGTGCTGATCACCCTGCCCGTTGAGTGGGCTGATGTGCCGTTCGACAAGGTGGACGGCAAGGAAGTGAACCTCGAAAGCGCTGTGGACCAGCTGGACCGGTACAAGATGCTGCAGGAGAACTGGTGCCACCAGAACGTCAGCGCAACCATCAGCTACAGCCCGGACGAGGTGCCAGACATCATCACCTGGCTGCTCACAAACTGGGACATCTACGTCGGCGTGAGCTTCCTGTACCGCAACGACCCGACCAAGACGGCCAAGGACCTGGGCTACGTGTACCTCCCCCAGGAAGTGGTCACCAAGGAGGTTTATGACGAGTATGTTGACCAACTGCAGCCGGTGGACATCGACGCGGCCAACAGCTTCGACGAGCTCGAGGACCAGGAGTGTGCCGGCGGGGCTTGCCCCGTACGGTAAAAACACGCAGCTTTTCTGACACATTGCGGGGCATTTAGCCCCGTACGGGAGGATTTATGACGCATTGGGACATCATGACTGTGGTGGACATTTTCTGGGGACTACTCATTCTGTTCCTGGCCTGGCGCATCTACGTGCGGGAGATGAAGCGATGAGCGTATGCACTAAGACCGGTGACTCCGGCATGACTGACGGGCCAAGCGGGAGGGTGCTCAAGGACAGCGCATTCTGCGAGGTGGTGGGCACCCTGGACGAGCTCAACGCGGCCATCGGGATGGCCGTTGGCGACTTGTTCAACCTTGAGGTGGGCAAGCACCTTATCGCCATCCAAAACCAGCTGCTGGATATTGGCGCCCAGTTGTACACCGGCAAGGTGTACATCAACGATGGCGACGTACAATACCTGGAGCGGCTGATCGACCAGTACGAGGAGCCCCTGGAGGGCTTCATCATCCCGGAGGGCAGAACGTCAGGGACGCTACACCTGGCGAGAGCAATCGCACGACGTGTGGAGCGACAGATGCTGGCCGCCACAGGGCCTGGCGTTCAGATCGACCACGATACCCTGAAGTACATCAACCGGCTGTCGGATGTGTTGTACATCCTGGCCATCCACATTGGACCTGTGAAGCCGAGGTATTGGAATGGCACTGCAGCGTAGACGGTACCAGTCAGCCAGCCTGATGCAGAAACACGCTGACGAGTATTTCGAGGGTTACGAGCCCGGGGGCGAGACGCCTGGCAGGCCAACACTGTCGGGCCTGGCGCTACACCTGGGATTCTCCAGCCTCACCGCCCTGAAGAAGTACGAGGGGTACGACGGTGAGGACTTCAAGCACGTGCTGGACACGGCCAGGCTCAAGGTCATGAAGTATTGCGAGGAGAACAACATCGCATTCCAGCTGAAGAACCTGGACCCGGAGAACTGGAAAGATCGCACCGAGCAGGCCGTTGACATGACCAAGCGAGAGGTCGAGAACCCTGAGCGCAAGGTACTGATGGCCAGGCTGCTGGCGAGCATGGAGGAGAAGCAGATCAACGCCATTGAGGGCGAATACGAGAAGGTCGAGGTGGAGCCCGAGGGAGAAGACGATTGGATGTAGTCAAGATGCTCCAAAAGGCCATGCGCCTTGTCGAGGATGGCAGGGATACACAGGCCCAGCGCGTGGTATACGACGCCCTGGAAAAGTACCCTGACGCCTTCAGCGGTGAGGACCTGCTCCTGATCGAGGACATGTTCAACATCGGCATGGCCATCTGGGAGCCCTTCCCTGGGCCACAGATCCAGGCGCTGCACTGCAAGGCGGACGAGCTGTTCTACGGCGGTGCCGCTGGTGGTGGTAAGTCTGACCTGTTGATCGGGCTCTCACTGACCCAGCACCAGCACACGATCATCTACCGTCGTGAAGCAACCCAGCTGGTGGGCATCCTCCAGCGAATGAGCCAGATCATCGGGGACCGCAACGGGTACAGCGGCCAGGACAAGATCTGGAAACATGATGGCAAGCTGATCGAATTCGGGGCTGTGAAGGACCCAGGTTCCGAGGAAAAGTATCAGGGCCGCCCGCACGACCTGAAGGGGTTCGACGAGATCACCCACTTCATCGAGGCGCAGTACAACTTCCTCAACGGCTGGAAGCGCTCGTCAGACCCCAAGCAGCGCGTGCGCACCGTGGCCACGGGAAACCCGCCGACACGGCCAGAGGGTTTGTGGGTCAAGAAATACTGGGGACCCTGGTTGGATCGGAACAACCCCCTGTACAACAAAGTCGAGCCAGGTGAGCTGGCCTACTACTATCGCGACGATAACGGTGCGATGAAGTTTCTCCTTGAACCAGAGCCGCAGATCGATGCGGACGGGGAGGTCATCATTCCGCGATCGCTGACATTCATCCCTTCCAAGGTTGAGGATAACCCCGTCTACATGGCTACAGGATACAAACAGCAGCTTCAGTCGCTGCCAGAGCCTTTGCGCTCACAGATGCTGAAGGGCGACTTCAACGCCTTCAGTGATGACGACCCGTACCAGGTCATCCCAACCAACTGGATCGTGGCAGCCCAGGATCGCTGGGAGAAGAAGACCACCAAGAAGGCCAAAGGCGAGATGCTGGTCATGGGTGTGGACCCGGCGCGAGGCGGCATGGACAACACGGTCATCGCCCCCAAGTACGAGGACCTGTGGTTCGACGAGCTGAAGTTGTACCCCGGCGGCGCCACCCCAGACGGCCAGACTGTGGTCAGCCTGATCGTTGCAGAGCGCCAAGACGACGCCCCGGTGAACACCGACATCATCGGCATCGGTAGCAGTGTTGTCGACATCGGAAACCTCCAGGGTCTGCACATGATCGGGTGGAACAACTCAGAGCGTGCCCCTGGCATGATCGATGGACTGAGGTTCGCCAACAAGCGCGCGTACATGTACTGGCACCTGCGCTGGCTGCTCGACCCAAACAACGAGACCGGCATCGCCCTACCCCCAGATGACGACCTCATGGCAGAGCTGGCAGCACACAAGTTCCAGCTCAATGCCAACGGCATCCTGGTGTGGGGTAAGGACAAGGTCAAGGATGAGATCGGACGCTCACCGGACAGGTCTGATGCGGTGTGCATGGCGGCCATCGATGTTCAGAAGCGCGACGACCACACGCGACACAAGTTACACAGGGTTGGGATTCAGCACGGCGTAGAGACCACCATACCCGACGACTATGACCCTTATACGAACAATTCTCATTGACAGGTGAGAATGATTCTTGATAAGGTTGGAACGAGAAAGGGAGGAAAAGTGCATGCGTCGACCAGTCAACGACAAGATCTACAAGCCGACGCGTAACACACGCGGAAAGGGACAACAGCGAACGGATCCGTTGACCAAGGCAACGGTGGTGGGCGACCCTGATCTCCCAGGCGTCACCAAGGAAAGCCTGATCGGCGCAAATTACGACCAATGGACCAAGGTGCAGGTTGGTACGACCAAGGACCGTGAGGGTCGAGACGTACCGCTGGAGCGGATGGTGATGGTCAAACGCACCGGGCGCCGCGGAAACCGGCCATACGAGGTGACTTATGACGAGGGCTGGGACAAGCACGCTGCCGCACTACGAGAAATGCGGAACCGTGTTATGACTCCGCAGCGAGAGGCCCTGCGCAGAGAGCGCTCGGTAACCGCTCTTGGGACCAAGGAAGCCCAACCGAAACCCAGCACCGGCCGCGTCAAGAAGCGCAGGCGCTCGGCAGCTCTACTAGGCCAAGAGGAATAATACATGTGTATGAATGTCAAAAGTCCAACGCCTCCGCCGCTGCCAGAAGCGCCGCCGCCTGATCCGAAACCGGTAGCGGAAGGTGTGAAAGCTGCGCGTGCGAAAGACAAGCAGACGGCCGCATACCGAGCCAACCAGGCTAAGGGCGCGTCCAAGTCTGCTGCATCCGGGCTATTGACGCCGGCCACCACTGCCCAGGGAACGGGGACCTTGATCGGTGGCTGAAACAGATCTCAGAGTCCGCCTGAACAAGCGCATGACAGAGCTTGAGAAGGACCGTTCCAGCTACATTGGTCACTGGAAGGAGCTTCAAGAGAACATCCTGCCGCGCCGCGGACGCTTCCTCGATACCGATCGGAATGACGGTACCAAGAGGCACAACAACATCATCGACAACAGCGGCACCCTGGCCGCTCGAACCCTTGCGTCTGGAATGATGGCCGGGCTAACGTCTCCGGCCCGGCCGTGGTTCCGCCTTGATACGCCTGACCCGGAAATGAAGCAGTACGGACCTGTCCGTGACTGGCTCTACGCCGTGGAGATCCGCCTTCGCGAGATCCTGGCACGCTCGAACTTATACAACACGCTGCACACCGTGTACAAAGAGATAGGCGTGTTTGGCACAGCACCTGCGAACATCATCACGGACTACGATGACGTGATTCGTGGATTCCCGATAACTGTCGGTTCGTACGCTCTTGGCCTTGGCGCTAATCTGCAGGTTGACACGATCTACCGTGACATCCCGATGACGGCAAAGATGGTAGTCGAGAAGTTTGGCCTTAAGCGCGTTAGCGCCTCGGTCAAACAGCAGTATGAGAACGGGAACTACAACCAACCGGTGACCGTTCGCCATGCACTCGAGCCAAACCTGGACGACCTTGGGTATGACGGGCCAGAGTCTGGGTTCGTGGCAGACAAACCGTGGCGCTCCGTATACTGGGAGAAGCGCGGTGACACGACCGACTACCCGATCTTGCAGCTCAATGGCTTCCAGGAGAAACCGTTCGTTGCCCCTCGTTGGGACGTGAACGGAACCGACACGTATGGAGCCTCACCTGGCATGGACGCCCTCGGTGATGTTGTTCAGTTGCAGACCATGCAGCGCTGGAAGGGTGAAGGCATTCACAAGCAGGTGCGTCCGCCAATGGTGGCACCGACCGCGTTGCGCCACACGCACAAAACTACCGTACCTGGCGGCGTAACCTATTACGACGGCCAGCAGGGCATGCGCGGATTCGAACCAGCGTTCAACGTACAATTCGACCTGCGCAACCTCATTGAAGACATCGCAGAGACTAAGCACCGCATCAGTCGTGCGTTCTACGAGGATCTGTTCCTCATGTTGGCGCGTTCCGATCGCCGTGAGATCACCGCTCGTGAGATCGAGGAGCGTCATGAAGAGAAGCTGATCATGCTTGGCCCGGTGCTTGAACGCCTGGAAGACGAGCTGCTTGATCCGGTTATAGATCGTGTCTTCCAGATCGCATTGCGCGCTGGCTTGGTCCCGCCTCCGCCGCCTGAGTTGGACGATCAGGACCTGAAGGTGGAGTACATCTCCATCCTGGCGCAAGCACAGAAGGCCATCGCCATAAACTCCCTGGAACGCACGGCCACCTACCTGGGTGGACTCGCGCAGATCCAAGCTGCCTCTGGTGAGGCGCCGGGTGTACTTGACAAGTTCAACTTCGACGAGGCTATCGAGGAGTACACCGACTCTATCGGTACCACCCCGAAGCTGATCCGTGAAGACGATGAAGTCGAGGAGATCCGCAAGGGTCGTGCTGAAGCCGCTGAGCAGCAGAAGCAGATGGCCATGATGGCTGAGTCCGCGAAGGCTGCCGCTGCAGCTGGATCGATCAAGACTGACGAGCGCAACGTGGTAGCTGACGCCGTGCAGCAGGTCACCGGTGTAGGTAACCAACCTGGTGTGGGTCAACCGCAGTGAGCGTTGATCACAACACAGAGCGGCGTCGCATCCAGGCGCTGATGAAAACTGAAGACGGCAGGGCCTGGGTGTGGGACCACCTGTCCATGTGTGGGGTGTTCCAATCATCCTACGCACCTGAACCAACTGACACCGCATTCAACGAAGGTCGCCGGTCTATCGGGCTCCGGCTAATTGCTGACCTTCACGAGCACGCCATGGCGTCCTATCAACTGATGGAACGCGAAGCGATAGCACGAGCACAAGACGAAAACGATGAGGTAGACAACGATGTGGCAGAAAATTCTTAACGATTCCATGTTTCCGCTTTTTGACGAAGAAGCCGGTGGCGAAGGCGACGGCGCCGGAGCTGCTGGTGGATCTTTGATTGGTGGAGTCGAGGAAGGTTCCGGGGCTGCAGGTGACGGCAATCCGGATGGAGGCGCTGCAGCCGACGACGCGGGCGGCGAAGGCGCAGGCGAAGGGCAGCCTGGTGATAAAGGCAAACCCAGTGAAGGTGAAGGCGAAGGCGAGGGCGACGGGGAAGAGGAGTACGAAGGCGCCCCAGAATCCTACGAAGACTTTGAAGTACCCGAAGGATTCAACATCAATCCCGAGGCCCTGGAATCTTTCCAGGAGTTCGCGAAGGAGTGGGACCTTAGCCAAGAGCACGCACAAGAGCTGGTTGACTTCCACGCGAAGGAAGTCAAGTCGATGATGGAAGATCAGCAGAAAGCCTGGACTGAAACCCGTGAAACGTGGGTCAAGGACGCTCGCAACGATGAGGAGTTCGGAGGCCAAGCCTTCAACGAGAACATGAAACACGTGGCCACTGCGGTCAACGAGTTCGGTTCCCCGGAGTTGCGTCAAGTCCTTAACCAGACCGGCCTGGGCGATCACCCAGAGTTGGTGCGTTTCTTCTACCGCGTTGGGAAGCTCGCTGGGGAGGGTAACTTCCACACCGGACAAGGTGGCTCTTCAGGCGAAACTGATCCCGCAAAAACCCTGTACCCTGATATGAACTGATCTAAACCGACCAAGGAGTAAACCATGGCGACTATCGGAAACAACAACCCTACCTACGCTGACGTAGCAAAGCGCTCTGACCCGGATGGTAAGGTTGGCACCATCGTTGAAATGCTCAACGAAGACAACGAAATCCTCAACGACGCCACTGTCGTAGAGGGCAACCTTCCCACTGGCCACCGTACCACTGTTCGTACCGGCCTCCCGTCCGCAACCTGGCGTAAGCTGAACTACGGTGTTGCGAAGTCGAAGTCTCAGACCGCGCAGGTCCAAGACTCCGCAGGCATGCTGGAAGCATACGCCGAAGTGGATAAGGCCCTGGCCGATCTGAACGGCAACACCTCCGCGTTCCGTCTGTCCGAGGACCGTGCGTTCCTGGAAGCAATGAACCAGGAGATGGCCTCCACCCTGTTCTACGGTGACACCGACGTGAACCCTGAGCGCTTCATGGGCCTGGCCCCGCGCTTCAACTCGCTGTCCGCCGAGAACGGCGTGAACATCATCTCTGGTGGTGGTTCCGGTTCTGACAACACCTCCATCTGGCTGATCAACTGGGACCCGAACGTGGCCCACTTGTTCTACCCGAAAGGTTCCAAGGCTGGCTGGCAGCACAAGGACCTGGGCGAGGACACCCTCGAGGATGGCGCAGGCGGCTACTACCAGGGCTACCGCACTCACTACAAGTGGGATCTCGGTTTCACCCTGCGTGACTGGCGCTATGTCGTTCGCATCGCGAACATCGACATCTCCGACCTGACCGCTGACAAGTCTGGCTCGTCTGCGGACCTGGTTGACCTGTTGATTCAGGCGCTGGAGCAGGTCAAGGGCATGCGTGGTCGTACCGTGTTCTACGCGAACCGTACCATCACCTCCTATCTGCGCCGTCAGATCCTGAACACCACCAACGTGCGTCTGAGCATGGAAGAGGTGTACGGTAAGAAGTCTGTCGCGATCGATGGTGTGCCCATCCGCAAGACCGACGCGCTTCTGAACACCGAAGCCACTGTCAGCTAACCCGTCCCCCTCCCCTTCGGGGGAGGGATCGTACAACTGATCAATATCTGGAGTTAAACCATGATCATCGATAAGGAACTTGAACTCTCGGACGGCCAGGCAATCACCGCTGACGCCGCTTCCACCAACGTAATCGACTTTGGCCAGGCCACCGATGTCGCACCCGGTGTACCGCTGCAGGTACGCTTCCAGGTCGACACCGCCCTGTCCGGTGGTTCTTTCTCGGCACTGACCGTCAACCTGCAGACCGACACCGTCGAGAACTTTGCCTCTCCCACCACTCTGCTGTCCTTCACTGCACCGAACGTAGCCGGCGACGACTACATCGTGAAGATCCCTGAAGGCTGCCAGCAGTACCTGCGTCTGCAATACGACGTGGACAACAACCCGACCGCGGGTGCAGTGTCTGCCTTCGTTGAAGTCTACCAGGCACCTGAAGGCAACATCGGTAACATTCCGGGCAACCTGTAATATAGGCAGCCTATAGCATGGTCAGCCCCTGCTGGGGCTGGCTACTCGGGAGAATAATATGGGCACTAAGGTAGTCGCCACACGACGGGGATACTACGGACAACTGCTTGAAGAAGGGCAACTCTTCGAGCTCGAAGACGAGAAGCACTTCAGCGAGCGCTGGATGCGCAAGTTCGACACAAAAGCCGACAAGGGCGTAAAAGCTGCACCGAGGCGTCGCGCACGCAAGACCTCAAAGGTCATCGAACAAAACCCTGAGACCCTGGCTGAGGCCGGTGAGCAGGGCGAAGACTGGACCTGAAACACTGGAGCGATAGATGGCAACGAAAGTAGACATTGTAAACCTCGCGCTCTCAGGCCTTGGGTCCAAGCAAACGATCCAAGACATCGAGAGTGATCAGAGTGTGGAGGCACGCACAGCACGTCTTCACTACAGTGTCGCGTTGCTCACTTGTCTCTCTTACGCTAATTGGTCGTTCGCAACCACCTGGGCTACCAGTGCGAAGCTTGCAGACGACCCGCCTGGTGACTGGGCGTACATGTACGCTCAGCCAGCCAACAACGTAAAGGTCATTGAGATCATCGACAGTCTGAACTCGCGTCGGAATCGTCCAGCGAAGTTCGTCAAAGCCAACCACAATGGCCAGATCGTGTACCTGACAGACACAGAGGCGCCGGTGTGGCGCTATGTGTTCAAGAACGAAAACCCGGCCACTTACACGCCGCAGTTCGTTGACGCCCTGGCAGCTCAGCTGTCCTCGCGGATGGCTATGCCGCTGACACGCAAGGTCGACTTGGTTAAAAGTGCGCAGGATACCTACGCACGACTGATCGAGATCGCTGATGCTGCAGACGCGAACGACCAGATGACCCTGGAAGAGCCGGACTTCACCGCCCCGTGGCTTGAAGCTCGTGGCTACGCTGACTCGTCACAACGGTTCTTGTACACCGATGCGGATGGCAACATCCAAGAGATGGTCGGGAAACTCTGATGAAAGTCGGACAGCCGTCGTTCACATCTGGCGAGATTGATCCCTCGCTGCACGCGCGTGCCGATCTGCCGTTGTATAAGACGGCGCTTGAAACGTGCCTGAATTACATCATCATGCCGCAGGGTGGGGCGCGTAACCGCACAGGGACCGCATACCGCGGCGCAACGCGTAACAACAACCAGGCACGCCTGGTTGCCTTCGCGTACAACGATGATGACTCGTATTTGCTGGAGTTTACCGAGTACCGTTTCCGCGTGTATCGCAACGGTTCTCAGGTACTCCTCCCAAGCACCCCCGCAGCTTGGGTCACAGCCACTGCTTATAGCTATGGTGATTTCGTGAGCAACGGCGGGACCAATTACAGTTGTCGCCTGGCACACACCTCAGCGGCAACCGATGAGCCTGGCGTTGGTGCAAACTGGGAAGACTACTGGATCGCCCTTGAAGACGACATCGTAGAACTATACCAGCCATTCACCTATGCCCAGCTACAGTACATGGACTACGACCAGAGTGCAGACACCCTGGTGCTCACGCACTCGTCCGCGTACCCGTTGAAGTTGACTCGCAGTGACCACCACGTGTGGGACCTAACAACGCCAGGCTACGCGCCGTCTACGGCAGCACCAACAGGGCTGTCCGGATCCGGTGGCACCGGTACGACCTACACCTATGTGGTTACGGCTGTGAACGCTGAAACCCTGGAAGAGTCCGTGGCTTCGGCCAGCACCACCATGGCCGAGGATGGCGGGACACTTACCTGGACAGACGTAGCCGGTGCCGGCAAGTACAACGTGTACAAGCAGGAGCAGGGCATCTTCGGGTTCATTGGCCAGTCCAGTGACGGGACGACCGGATTCACGGACGCAAAGTACATCGCGGAAACTGAAGACACGCCTCCAGTGGCGCGTGACCCATTCGCTTCTACGGCCAAATATCCTTCAGCTGTAGCCTGGCACGAGCAGCGCTTGTGCTTCGGTGGAGCAAACCCGCAACGCATAAACACCAGCCAGGTTGGAACCTACTTCAACTTTTCGGTGTCTGAGCCCGCCAGTGACGGCGATGCGTTGACGCTGGATGTCGTCACCAACAAGGTGGCTGACATCCGATACTTGATAAGCCAGATTGATCTGCTTGTGTTCACCGCAGGCGCGGAAGTCCGTGTGACCTCACACGACAGCGCGTTCGTGTTGGACAACCTAAGTCGTAAGACCCAGAGCGCATACGGGTGCCAGGCTGGGGTAAAGCCGCAGGTAGTTGGCGACAAAATTCTGTTTGTACAGCGCGGTGGTACCGCGGTGCGTGACTTTGCGTACAGCCTGGAAGCCGATAAATTCACCGGCGGTGACCTCAGCATCATCGCCAAACACTTGTTCAGCGAAACCTCGGTTGTACGCTGGGCGTATGTAAGTGAACCGGAGCCTATCGTGTGGATGGTTACCACGGCTGGCAAACTCATCGGCATGACCATCGCACCAGAACATGAGGTCCTGGCGTTCCACCAACACGAGTTAGCCGATGATGGCGTTGTTGAAGATGTAGTCACCGTCCCTGAAGGTGACACCACTGCGGTGTACTTTGTAGTGAAACGCACCAAGGTAGGCTCACCTGTAAGGTACATTGAGAAGCTGTCGACATGGGTTGGCGACCCTACCGAAGACGCCACATTCTTGGACTGTCATTCGACCGGCACCATTACTGGTTCCAAGATCATCAACCTTGACCACCTGGAGGCCAAGAACGTCACTGCGTTAATCGACGGTGACGTTGTGTCGAACTTGAACGTGGCAAGCGGGGAGGTCACGCTGCCACGCACATACACCAACGCGAAAGCCTGTGTAGGCCTGCCGTATGTGTCGCGCTTGAAGACGTTAGAGCCGCCTATCCAGGACGCCTATGGCAACGAGATGTCGGTGTCGCGCCTACAGCTCCGCGTGCTCAAGACACGTGGCATTTGGGCTGGCCCAGACGAAGACAACATGACCGAGTATCCTACCAGGCTCTATGAAGACTGGGGTGACCCGGCTACTACGCACACCGGCGTCATTGAGATCGTAATCGAGCCGACGTGGAGCGGCCGCGGCAAGGTAGTTGTGGAACAGCCAGACCCGCTACCGTCGTTTATTTTGGCGCTGGTGCCAGATGTCGAAACCGGGGGTTAAGTTAGCAAGGGCAGAGGCCTCTGATGTGCTACACATCGTGCACAACCTGCGCGACGAGGATGCCGCAGAGGTGGCAGCGTCACACGGCCGCAACGCAGAGAGCTTGATCCTGCGTGCTGTAGAACAACACGAGACAACGGTTGCACGCTGTTACGGTGAGCCGATCGCCATGTGGGGAGTGGTTCCCGGCCCAATCCTGGTTGGCGGTGGTGTGCCCTGGTTGCTTGGCACTGACAAGATAGTTGAACACCAGGTGCAGCTGTTACGCGAAAGCCGACCTTGGGTGCAGGACGCACTGGCAGAGTATAAGTACCTCGAGAACTACGTTGACGATCGCAACGAGACCTCAAAGCGGTGGCTTAAGTGGTTGGGCTTCGAGTTTGATGAACCTGAAAAGTACGGCGTCGAGAACAGACTTTTCCGCCGTTTCTACACCGGAGAATTGTGATGTGCGGACCAGCGTTAGCTGTAGCAAGTTTGGTGATGACAGGCATGGGGGCTATACAGCAGTTCCAAGCTGCGAACGCCCAGGCTGAATACGCAGAGGCAGTACAGCGCAATAATGACATCATGGCCGATCGCGCGAAGAAGGACGCGATCAAACGTGGCAAGCGCGAAGAGACACTGCGTCGCATGCAGATCAAACAGGATGTTGGCACTGCCAGGTCAAAGCTGGCTGGTGGTGGATTCGACGTCAACACAGGCAGCGCCCTGACTCGACAGAGCGACATCACGGCAATGGGTGGTGTAGAGGCGCTGACCATACGCAACAACGCGCAACGTGAAGCCTACGGCATCGGTGTTGATAACTACCGCGAGCGGGCGGCTACGCGCAGTCAGGTTGCGGCGTCGAAGAACAGAGCAACAAGTTCGCTTATCTCCGGGGCGTCTAGCGTCGCCAGCGGAGCGTACAACTACTTCGGGTAACAACGATGGCAATCCGTATCCCCCAAGTACAACAACGTGGCCTACCGTCAACCACCGGCGTGCGCACACCAAGTGCTGATGCGTTCGGTGCAGGTGTAGGGAGCGCGCTACAGGGCGCCGGCAATGAGCTGATGAAGATCGCCCTGGATGAGCGCAACCGCGAAGACGAGACCAGGGCACGCGAAGCGGACACGCTGTACACCCGTAAGCTGAACGATCTTAAGCGCGGGTACTCGCAACAGAATGGCAAGGTTGCTTTCGAGTCTCAGGAGGACTACCAGAAGGCAGTCGACGAAATCCGGCGCGAGGCGATGGACGGTCTAGCGAACGACCGCCAGCGCACAATGTTCTCACCCCTGGCTGACCGCAAGCATGGTGAGGCCATCGAGTTCGGTAAAACCTACGCTAGCAAGGCGCTGAAGGAGTGGGAGATCGGTGAACTGACAGCCCAGGGTGAGATGCACCTTGAGTCTGCTGCGAGTTCATACGGAACACCTGAAGGCGAACAAGAGATGCAGGCCCTGATGGAAAACATCGAGGACCTGGGTGAACGCTCAGGCTGGGCACCTGACGTCATAGCGTTGCAAAAACAGAAGATGACCAGCTCTGCTGTTACGAAGAAGATCGACAGCATGCTCGAGTCAAACCCGTACGCAGCGCAGCAGATGTTCAAGGACAACCGTGACAAGTTGACCATGGGCGACGCAGCGAAGCTGGACAACAAGGTCCAGACGTACGTCGACAAACGTGCGGCATTCGACCAGGCAGATCGCATCCTGGCAGAAACTGATGGCGATGCTACGGCAGCGTGGGAAGCAACAAAGGACATCCAGGACCCAGAGCGCCGCTCAGCTGTGCAGCGCCTGGTGAAAGAAGACATCCGCATGCGCGACATCATCGAGAAGGACGCGAAGCGGCGCCTGGCTGATGCAGAGTGGAACAAGATCCTGCAGAGTGAGCGCCCATCCATGCGCGACCTGCCTGTACCTGGGACAGTTGACCCGGCCGTGTACATTTCCATGGAGAAGTACATCAAGCACAAGCAGGAGAACCCTGGCCGCGACATCAAGACCAACGACGTCCTGATGAACAAGCTGCTGCTGATGGACCGTGATGAGCTTAACGGCGTAGACCTGAACCAACACCAGCACGAGCTGTCCCCGACGGACCTCGGTAAGCTGAAGAAGTTGCAGAGCGGTGACCCGGAAGAGGTGCGCATCCAGACCACCATGTCTGAATTGTACAAGCGCGGATTGGCCGGGGTCGGCATCAACCACAAGAAGGCACCCAAGCGCGCCGCTGAGTTTAAGAGCGACGTTGACCTCGCGCTCCAGGAAGCCACCGAGGCCAAAGGCAACAAACTCAACGCAGCTGAGCAGAGCAAGATCGTCAACGAAGTGGTGTACCGCCACAAGACGAAGATCAAGCAAGGCGGCTGGTGGCCGTTCGACGAAGAAATCACCCTGGCCGAGTTCAAGAAACAGCTCCCAGTGGATGCGAACGGCAACACCCTTGCGGACGATGAGATAATGGCCATCGTTGATGCCATTGAAGCAGAAGACATGGTGGCAACCCCAGAGCGGGTTATCACGTACCTGAAGAAACGCTATACGAGGTAGTTTCAATGCCCCTTGACTATAGTGACCTGCGGAGCGATCTGGGCCTCGACACGGAGCAACCCACTCTCTCTGACACGATCAAGTCAACACCAGACTTCAGCCCGGAACAGCATGGCCAGGACCTAGAGCTTGGCCGCAAGCTGAACCTGCCGGCAGAAGTTGTACGTGACAACCGCGACCAGGCAAAGCTGGACGTACAGTTCGTTGATACTCCTGAAGAGGACATCAAGCAGTCTGCTGG